CTATAGACCACATACCTGGATCAATAACTAAATCACCAGATGCAGCTTCGCCCCAAGCTACAAAGTCAGACGTATTTGTTATTGTAGCTCCGTCTGAGTGTGATGCAGCTGTAGTGCCTCTCGCTGCTCGCGTCACGCCTGTTAGTGTATTACTTGAGATTCCAGTGTAAGAAATATCTTCAGTGCCTATTCTTATAAAATTAGTTCCTGTTGACGGAAAGTTAGTTGAGCTTGTTAAAACAATCGTTGTTGTAGAATCGTTAATTGCTCCATTTAAAGTTGTTGTTTGTGGGTTAGATGCTTCACCACCCCAAGATCCTAAACCCCAACCAAATCCTGGTAATTGTTCTGCAGGTCCCACTGGGTAATAAAGTTGAACCCTGATACCACCAGAAGTAGTTGCACCAGAACCAGACTCGTTAGACGGCATAGTTATAGTTAAAGTGTCATTAGTTGGTGTGCTAGTGACCATAAATTTTTTATCATCAAAATCAGAGGCTCCAAAGTTTGAGTCTGTAATTGTTGTAAAATTATCTAGTAAAATTATGTCTCCAGGATTAGCACCGTGAGCTGTGGAAAAAGTTATTGTAACAACGGCGGATCCATTTGTAGTGCTAAAAGCGTTAGTTAAAGTTGAAGTTGTCTTGATAGGATGTATGTCATAAAAAACACCTCCTGAATACGCGTACAAGATTCTGTTTGTTCCTATAATAGAATATTTAACCCCACTGCTATTAACAATGTGGTGCATAGCTCTAGCTGCACCAGTGAGTTTATTCTCACCTAATTGTGACCAACCACCTATTTTCTCTGGTGAGCCATATCTAAATCTTACATTATCGCCATCGACCCACTGACCCTCTGCTTGAGTCTCTGTAAGTTGTTTATTGAATCCAGGTAGAAATTGTACTTTTCTTAGCATTATATCATTATACCGGTTTTTATTTAAAAATATAGCCTATTTAGATGTGAGATTAAAGGCTATCGTTATTCTTTCTTCTATCGGATTCATATTAGGCTCAACAGAATGCTCTAACCACGATGGAAACATCAATAGTTGATTATCCCTAGGATCTATTTTCCAAAAAGATGAGTTATACGCTGTAAAATGCTTAATATGTTTATTAAAATATAGAGGAATTATAGAAGATGCAGGGTGTGCAAAAGCTATAGGCCCTGCCTTTTCTGGGACCTTCACATAAAATACACCCGACAAAACACAGCCAGGGTGATTATGTAAACTATGAGCATCCTTGAATTTATTTATATTTACCCAATAATTATCTATTTTTAAATTGTCTGTAATCCCTAATTCTTTTGCAAACTCCTTACCTACCTTTTCAATAATATCTAGCAAAGGTTGGAAGACAGGTTCATCTTTTATGTCGTTAGTTTGATAGCCTGATAGATTAGATCTAAATCTACCTTTACTACTTCTCATCTCAAAAATTCTGTATTCTAGCTCTTTCTTATTTTTTAAATCTAAATGAATACTAGCAACAGGTACCTTAAATATGTCTGCAATTTCTTTCTTCATAATTTATTTTTCTAGGAATATAGTCCATTCTAGATCAGATATCAAATCATCTATATACACTTTTTTCTTATTTTCTCTTCTTACATATTCGTGTAATTCCTCTAAATCTAGAATTAACCACCTATTTTCAAACTCTAAAACCATTTTATCTGCCTTACTTTTTGTAGACCCTGTTTGCGCGAACTCACCATCTGGCATCTTAAACATATCTCTTACATCAAACTTATAGAAACCATTTTGTTTTTTTAAAATACCAGCGATGTTCCAAGAGCTTTTTCTTTTTGGGTATTCTATTGCAGTCAAATACTTAGAAAATTTTTCTACAATACTCATTGAAACTTAGGTCCTTCCAACCATAATGAAACCATTGTTCTCTCTCCCTTAGTTACAGGGTTTACTTTATGCATAAAAAAAGAAGGAAAGATAATAGCAGAACCTGGTTGTATTATCTCTTTTATTTCTTTAGACAAACCTGTTGTTAATAAAAACTCACCTCCTTCAAAAGTCTTTTCAGATATATTTAATAAACAAGTTAGTTTAATATCTGACACCGGATGATAAAAATTAGAATCCATATGCCAATCATACCTATTACCTTTATTGTATGTAATATAATTTAAACGTAGTTCTGATTGTGGAGGATATAAATTATAACCAAAGTTTTGTTGATTTGCGCTAAGGGCAGATAAAACAAATCTCTCTAACAAAGGAACATTACCTAGTTTAAATAATTTAACATCTGATGTTTTTACAACGTGCTCTGCAGGAGATCCTTTTTCCTCTAAGATAGAACTCTTTATAGACTTATTAATTTTTTTAATTTCTAATGGTGTGTATAAATTTTGATACCACCAATACTCACTACGTTTACTCATTAAATTATTTTTATATAGTTATCGCTTAGTTTAACAGGTGATAAATCAAAAGCTATGGTTATTCTCTCAGACTTAGAATTATTTTTGTTTGTATAATGTGCAATAAAGTTTTGAAACAAAGTTAATTTACCTACTTCGTTTTTACTTTGATAAGAGGAGGGTTCGTTAATTTGATTAGGTGTATTAATATAAAAGGTAGATGTATCATCTGCTTGAACACAAACGTGTCCTCCTAAATATATGTTTGGATGTACACCGTGTAAGTGCAATTTTATTTCTTGTCCTTTTCTTAAAACATTATACCAGCATTGTATATATAAATGATTTGGTGAAGGTGCTCCTACTGCTTTTAAAAATAAATTATGTGCATCAATAATATTTTGTTTTAGTTTAATTATCTCTGTGTTTTTAAAGTTCATAACATTAAAGTTTTGAAATCTAGATGTTGTGCTATTGAAGCCCACTTTAGTATACCCATCTGTGTGTTTATTATTTATGTCTTTTGATATGGGTAGTTTCAATATTTTCTTTTCTTTATCTAAAAGATACTTTGCTAATTTTTTAAAATTTATATCTTTAGTTTGTGTCTCACACATAAAATAATTCCATTCAGGTGAAAACGGATTATTTTTAGGTTCATTTTTAAAATTAATTACTTTCATTAAAAAACATAGTTGTTAGAGAATAAGTGTTATCATATCTTTTACCTGGAAAATCCAAACAATAATATCTAGATTTTAAAAACCAATAGGCATCTAAATTTTTTTCACCATTATCTAAGATAATTATTGCGTCTTTTTTTATGTGTTTGTGAACAAGTTTAGCAACTTTTATTCTAGTTGTTTTGTTAGGATTATTATCTATTAATATAATTAAGCTAGATTCATATAAACAAGGCACAAGTAAATTTTCTATATTTGTATCGTTAAATAAAAACATACGAACGTTAGACATTTTTAATTTTTTTAAATTATTAAATATTGTTTCATCGTCTTCAAAAGATGCCATATTTTTAAATATTTTAGAAAAGAAAATTGTAGAGTCTCCAGCCCCTATTTCAAGAAAAGTTTTATCTTTAAGATTTAGTTTTAAAAAATAATCTAAAAAATTATTTGTTAGTAGAGGTTTCATAAGAAAAATTAAAAATCATAACATTTCTTTGTTCAAACGTATCATCGTGATGAGCAGCGTGAGGAATATTAGGATTGTATAAAATTAGTCTATTAGGTCTTGATGATACTTTTATGTCGGGCATCTTACAAGTATCTGTTATGTATAACGCAGTCCCTGAAAAATAACTTTGATCAAAATAAAATACACCAGATATTTGATCGTGATTTTCATCAATAACATCTCTGTGTATTTGATTAACACCGTTTAGAACACCAGCAGCTTTTTTAACTTCTTCTGTTTTAATAAATCGAAATGTAACCCAAAATCTTTTTATCTTTATGTTAAAATCTTTTTCTAATCTTTTCTGTAGATACTTTCGTAAACGTTGACCTCTTTTAGTACCAACTTGATCTTTACTTAAATCAAGACAATCATAACAAGGGTATCCTTGAAAACGATTACCTAACCATTTCCAATTCTCTGGTTGACAAGTTGCATAATAAGAGAACTTACTAAATTTTCTTTTTAAAATTTCAAACATTATAGGTTTGAAATAATTATTACGTATGTATATTGAATTATTTTTAATTACAGATTTTAAGTTCATTTGTAATATTTTGCAAACTCAGGTAGTCCTATCGCTGGTCTGCCGTCGTAAGGAATTTTATTTGGATCATTCTTACTATTATAGTGTAAGAAAACTTGACCACAATCTTTCCCTTCATAAGGCTCTCTCCAGTGCTCTACATCACATCCTGAATATAACATCATATCACCCGGATTAAGTTTTATAGCAATACCTTTCTGATTTGTCTTTCCTGATGGCTCTAAATAAATAGGCCACACTCTATCTCCACCAAGAGATAGTGTAGCAGAGACAGCGCAAGATTGTCTGTCTTTGTGTCTTTTTAATATATCTCCGTTTTTATAAATACGTGCATAACTATATGTTTCTATCAATTTTAATTTAGTTGCTTTTTCTATTTTTAATTTTAATCCTGCTAATAAAGTTTCCATAACTAAATCAGAAAAACAACTAAATGTTCCAGGAACTTGACTATCTTTAAATGTTCCCCAAGATTCTTCAAATGGTGATATTAAATGTTTGTTAAGTAAATAAGCAGTAGTGTTTCTTTTTAAATTAAAATAATGATAGATAAAATTAGCTAACTCTTTTGATATAGCTTTTTTAATAACTAAATATTTTTTTCTTCTAAAAGACATTATACGTATGGATTTCCACAAGACCATAGCACTAAACTAAATCTATTTCCAGATGTAACTGGCGCAACTCTGTGCCACACATAACCAGGGAAAAAAATCATAGTGCCCTTTTCTCTTGTTTCAGGTATTGTTGAAATTGTATCCTCTGCTGAATTTCTAAATTTAAATTGTAAATCTCCTCCCGTATAATCGTTTGAGTTAGATAAACATAGTGTCATTGATATCTTTCTAGTTAATCCAGACAGACCTTCTTTTTCTGGAGGATAAGGTTCGTTATAACTATCACAATGCCAATCATAAGTCTCATTTACTCCATAGTGTGTAAATTGAAATTTCTCTGCCGTTGATATTTGATAGTTCCATCCTGCTTGTTTATTAGCTAAACCTAGCCATTGAAATATTTCTCTATATATCCAAGGTTCTTGGACCCAAGCAACTTTAGAACGTCTAATCTGTCTTATTTGTTCTAGTTCTTGACTCGTAACGTTTTCGATTGGAGCTCCTCCGGTAAGGCCTGGTTGTGGTTTTAAACTCATACCAAATTTTAAAATATCATCACAAACAGTTCTAGGTAAAGCTTTTGGGAAAACCCAAAATAAATTCTTATTCATTCTTTTTCCTTTATATACTACTTATTATAAAATCCAAGCAGAAGTCGCGCTATCCCATCTCATCTCAATTCCATCATCAGTTTTACCTGACCAACCTTGAGTAGCATCATCCCATTTAAAAAATATTTGATCACCTGGGTCTGTGTTTGTAGCTCCAGCTCCTGTCCAATAACTAACTGTTGGATAACCTCCAGGTGGCTGCCAAGCTCCTTTATCATCATCCCAAACCCAACCGTTCATACCTGTTGAAGTTTTTGGATGGTAGAAACAATCTTTCTCTGCGTTGTAGTACATACCTCTACCTGCAAAGTTTTTTCTAAAAGCTTTTGACTGATCCTCACTTGGTTCTCCATCAGAATTGTAGTGAACACCAAAGCCAGTATTGTAGGATGTTTGTTTCCAATAATATTCGGAGGGATCTGTTTTAAATGTTGTTTGACACCAAGTCTCTCCTCTTGTGTCTCCGTTGAAATCTACTTCTTGATTTGAAACTACGATAACGTGCATTACCTTGTTGTCAGAAACTCTTATTTTTGCAAAATTAGCCATTATAATGTTAGCGTCCCTGACACTGTAAAAGTTACGACAGTATCACTGCCCGTTGTTGCAACTGTATTATCACTTGGCGCAACTGCAAAAGTGCCTGGTTTATTAGCTGTTGGAAATCTTAATATAACTACACCTGATCCACCTTTACCGCTTGTAGGTTGTTGAGCACCTTGACCTGGTCCTCCGCCACCTCCACCGCCAGTGTTTGCACTAGCAGAGCCACCTTGACCTCCTGCAGGAGCTCCTGCTGCTCCTCCTCCGGATCCTCCAGAACCACCTGATCCTGGGAAAGCGAAACCACCTCCGCCACCACCTCTAGTGACGTCTGATCCTGTAATTGAATTTGGTGATCCATTACCTCCAGCTCCTCCAGAGCCTGGTCCACCATTACTACCTGCTTGAGCAGCTCCACCACCGCCGCCACCTGAGTGTACGTTAGGAACGTTAAAACCTTGTCCACCATCATTACCTTGAGGTGGAGATACTGGTGGAACATTACCTGATCCACCCTCACCATCGTAGCCGTAGCCTCCGCCACCGCCGGATCCTCCTGGTTGTCCTTCATTTGGAATCCACGCCCAGCTTCCTCCAGCGCCACCGCCGGCAGCTGTAATCGTAGAAAAAGTTGATGGGTTTCCTGATGGGTTATATGGACCTGGTGCTGGTGTTAGACCTCCAGTTCCACCTGATCCTACTGTAATTGAAAGGGGCGCAGTTATTGTAGTTGTGCTTCTTTGAGGCACGCCGTAAGAGGCTATAAAACCTCCGGCTCCTCCGCCGCCTCCTAGTCCTCCTGAAGCACCACTCTCGTAGCCTGATGCTCCGCCTGAACCTCCGCCAGCTAAAACTAGATAGTCTACACCATCTATTTTTTTCTCCGCTGATCCAGATCCGAAACCTAGAATTTGATATCCAAAACCTGCCATTTATTCTCCTTATACGTCGTTAGCAGCGTCAGTAGTAAAGAATAATTTAATTCCTAATAGTTTTGCATCAGCTGTTAAAGAGTCTGCTGATACATCTCTTGTTATTTGGAAGTAAACTTCCTCATCTGTGCTAGGAGATCCTGCTATTGTAACTGCTCCGCTTTCTGCTGTAACGTCTAAATCGTTTGCTGTACCACTATGTGCTTTCGCTGTTGGTGCTACTCCTGTTCCAAAAGAAGCATTAATTGTGTCGTTATCCGCACAAGCAACACCTGCTAATACCCAGGATACAGTACCTGTATTTGTAGAATCTGCTGTAAAGAATGCTTGGAAAGTTATTGTGCCTTCGTTCCAAGATTTTGGAAAGGCAACAGCAAATTGTGCATTCTCATCTGAATCTTTGTCAAAGTCTAAAGTTTTAATTTCAGGTCCGTTTGATAATTCAACCTGAGCAAGATCTGCACATCCATTTGTAGTGTTAGGATACATAGCAACTGCTGGTATCCAAATAGATTCTTTACCTGCAATTTTAACTGCCGATACGTTTCCATCGCCATCTTCAGCTTTAATAACTCCTGACCCTTTTGTTTTTAGATCAATACCAATGTTAGTATCACCTCCAGATGCTGTAATTGATGGATTATTACCTGTTGCAGCATTTGCGTACGTGACTTCATTAACAGCTGAACTTGTAGCTGTTAAAGTAATTAATTCATTTCCATTTGTATCTTGAATATTTGTTCCAATTTTTGGAGAGGTTAAAGTTTTATTTGTTAAAGTTTGTGTTCCAGTTGTTGTAACATCTCCATCACCAAAAGCTAAAGTAATAATGTCCGGATTAGTTCCATCATTTGCTGATGCAAATACTAATTGATCTCCCTTATCTGTAGATGAAAAAGTAAAACTATCACCTGATCCAGACACGTATTTAAATTGTACTGTGTATGCACCTGATGTCGAGTTTCTTAAAAAGTAAAAAGTTTGTACATCTAAAGGAATTGTAACAACTTGGTTTCCTGTAATTGTACCTGTGAACTCAATCATTCTGTGAGATAATACAGCTCCAGTTGATCCATCAGATACTGATAAAGTTGTAGTCTGTGCACCACCTGCTATTGATTGTTGTGTAAATCCACCAGATATTTGTTCGATAATTTGTAAATTTGTATTAGTTTTTGTTCCCCACGTTCCCGCGTTTTCACCGGTTGCCTGAAGTTCTACTCCTAAAGGTGTATATGTTGATGCCATATTTTATCTCCTAGTTGCTTTGGTTTTTAAGCTACATCTGTATAGCTCGTATTTGAACCTGTGTCAACATCAGAATAAGCTTGAATTCCAAATCCTGTTGCAGTGCCAAAACCAGCTACAGAGGACGTTGCAGATACTCCAGTTAAACCTATTGCAAAATCTGCTACAAGAGGAGATCCTACACTAGCTGTTGCTGAAACTCCAGTAAGTCCCATTACGATAGCTAAAGGATCTATTGATCCTACACTTGAGGTCATCGCTTGACCCGTTACATTTACTACTGGATTTGATGCAATGTCTACACTTCCAACACTTAATGTTGCAGACACTCCGGTTAATCCGATTGCATCTGCTGGTGCTATAGAACCAACAGAAGAAGTTATTTGTTGACCTGTTGGTCCAACAACTTCTGCAGTAGGATCAATCGCTCCAACACCAGAAGTTATAGCTACTCCTGATACTGCAAATTCTGCACTTATTGTAAATGAAACAGAACCAACACCTGAAGTTGAAGATACACCCGTTAATCCCATAACGTCTGCAGGATTTAAAACAAATTGTCCCCAGCCTTGTTCTTGTCCGTAAGAGCCATCACCAAAACCAGAACCAACACTAACACTTGATGTTATTGCATCAGGTGCAGTTAATTCTACTGTAAGTGAAGATTCACCCCAACCCTCATCTCCCCAAGAGTCTGATCCCCAACCTTGAAGAGGAAAAGCTGCTACGTCACCAACAGATGAAGTTATTGATTGACCTGAAAGAGTAACAGTTTCATCAGAAAGTTGATTCCATTCTCCATCGTTCCAAGCTTTTGCACCCCAACCAGTTGTAAATGCCTCACTTATTCCCCAAAGATTAGCACTCCAGTTTCCTGCTCCCCAAAAATCTTCATTAGGGGTATTAGCTTGTCCACCCATTCCTGAGTGATTTGTGCAATAGTAATAAAGAGTGGGTGCATCAGAGGCTACAGTAATTTGAGTATACGCTCCAGAACTTCCAGGTGTGCCATTGGTATTAACACCTGTTGTGTATTCACTACCGCCACTATGTGATCCACCAGATGTTGTTGAAAATCTTAATGGATGACCACTGTTAGAGCTATCAGACTGATCTAATCTAAAACTTCCACCTTCAACTAATTCTAAAGTTTTTTGTTGTGTTCCATCAATAAAGTATTTGTTTCCACCTCCTGTGCTTACAACAGTTACAGTTAAAGTTTGTGGTGGCACAGTGTTGGCTTGACCGCCCATTCCAGAATGGTTTGTGCAATAGTAATATAAAGTTGGTGCATTATCCGCTACAACTATTTGAGTGTATGCCCCTGAGCTTCCAGGTGTTCCGTTTGTTGTTACGCCAGTGGTATATTCACTTCCTCCACCGTGACTTCCATTTGGAGTTGTAGAAAATCTAAGTGGATGACCAGAGTTAGAACTAGCTGATTGATCAAATCTATAAGTTTCGCCTTCAACTAAATGAAGAGTTTCTTGTAAATTACCATCAATGTAATATCGATTACCGGCGCCAGGATTGGCTACCGTTACTGTGAAAGTTTTAGTAACGGACATCCGTTCCTACCTTCCTTACGCTAATCTTATGATCGCGTTTGTAGCGTCTGCTGTTGGAAATTGAATTGTGAAAGTTCCAGCTGTTACTGTTTTGTCTCCGCCGAAAGCAATTACCGCGCACGCAGGATCACCTGTTGCTGTATCGTTATAGATTAAACAACCGTTTGCTGTGAATGTTGCGTCTGTATAACTAACATCGTTAAAATCACAAACTGCAGTTGTACTATCAGCAACTGGAGTTACGCTTGTTAAAGTTGCGCCTGCCGCTGTATAAGCTGTTCCAGAAGTGTTAGTGATTTCGTTTGACGTTGTGTAAGCTGTTGTGCTAGCGCCTAAAGTTGCAGAGCTAGTGTATAAGGCAATCTTAAAAGTATTACCTGTTGTTGCCGTAAAATTGTGAACTCCTTTTAAAAGCTCTACTTTAAAACTTGTACAAACTGCCGATGTTATTGCCATAATAAAACTCCTTAAGGTGTTGTTGATGGTATCGTTATTCTAACAGCACCATCTGTGTAGTCATCTCGTCTTCTTCTGCCGATTTGCTCTACACCAAATTTATCTACTTCTTGTTTATACTTATTTTCATAAAGTGTCAACATATCTTGTGGACCTTTTAAGAAAGCATATGTCTCTGCCAAACAGCAGTATAATAGGCCATTAGGGAAGTTTAGACTGATGTAGTTCGTTGTATTATCAGAGGCTAAAGTAGCTGGCATTTTATTAAAATGCACTCTAAATTTGTAGGTCGTATCAGGGACTGGAGCAAACATCATTCTTCCAGAATTAGTATCGCCGTCTCCAGTGGCACCTCCAAACATAGCGTAATATTTAGGTTGTCCTCTTTTTGATGATTCTGTGGATGAGATATACTCTTGTAAATAAGTAACGTCTTTTTTCTGTAAAAAAACATTCGCTCCTGTCGTAGCAGAAGTAGAATCATACACCTGTATTGCTCTAATAAATAAACATCCTGCTGGAGCATTTATTGTTTCTTGACCTGTAACCAGATTACCTATTTGTTGTTTTCTATCAGCATCGATAGGAACATCACGCATTATTCTATATTGCGCATTTAAAATAATATTTTCTAAAATATCTGTTGTTAATACATTAGAATCTACTTCTGTGTAGTTTCTAATTTGTGTAATTAATCCTGAATAACTTAATCCTGCCATTATGGTGTTAATGTTACTGTTATACTAAATCCTGAAGAATTTTCAAATGCTGTAAAAGCAACACCTCCAGGTGATCCGTCTACATTTCTAAAAACCACTGTGTCTGAAGTAGATCTCCCGTGGCTTGGTTCTGTTACTGTAATTGTTGTGCTTCCAGATGTGATATTAAAAGGGTTTCCTGGTAATAAACGATCTGTTGCTGGTTCTGTTCTAGCTGGTTTTGCCATTGGTAAACCTTGAGGATCTGCACCGTGGGCTTTAGGTTCTAATTGTGGCTGTTTTGGTTCAAACTCAGAAACGTGTACTTTAGAACCATTCCATTCTGTAACCATTTCTTTGTATGGAAATTCCATTCCTGATCGGTCAGATATAAATTTAGCGAATTTACCTTTTGCAAAATTAGACATTTGGATAATAAGTTTTTGGGGTTATGTAAGAACTTGATGATGAACCATCTTCAGCTAATGCTC